AGACGTTTGTCCTGAACAATGTAAAGAACCTCATCCGAGGTTTTACCTAGAATTTTTGCTGTTTGATCTAAATCTAAATTCATCATTATCTCCATGAAAAAATAGGGGGGACGAACCCCCCTTCAATCATTACTTATGGGTTACTGTAGTTTCGTTCTACAGGTGATACTACCGAGATCGAGTTAGTGTTAACTCGTGTCAGAGTAGAAGTCTGTTGAACCCAAGTTCCACTTTCGAGACCAATTGCACGAACGTTAACCGCAACGTTATCAGCATTGTTCTCACCCACTTTGTTCAAACGATCTTTCTGTGAGTTGTTATCAAATGCGTAGGTGAATTCGAATATACCATCCGTCAAATTACCTGTAGCAAGTGTACTAACTGCCGCTTGTGTAATATTGTTTTCAGAAGTTGCAGCAGCTGAATCAAGTAACAACGAAGCAGGAGAGTTAATTGGATGAGTTCGAATCGCATCACCCGCAGTGTTTAACGTCTCGTTAACTGGTACAACAGTATCATCCAGTGTGATCGCAGCAAAGTTATTCGAATCGAAAATAGAGGTTATTTTCCAAATAACGTTGTGGTTTCCACCTGTACCAGAAGATTTGTGGACTCGGAAATACGCATCCGCATCTAGTGCAGGGTTCAAACCATTTGCGTTTTGAACAGTCAATACTGGAGTGAATGTAGTTCCTGCCAATGTGAAGTTCGCACTGTCTTGAGAACCGTTTGGACCAACGTTCGAAATTGTGACCGAAGTTCCAATTTCATCACCGACAACATAACCACGAGTGTAGTCGTAGAATACGAACACTTTAGCGTTTGCACCGTCATTCAAGATATCCTGCGAGAATGAAATCTGAACAGCAGTCGAGAACGGGAATGAACGTAAAGTATCGTTGTCATCTCTCAACTGGGTGTTGTTGATGTCAGCAGCGTTAATGCTGGTGATCGCAACACCAGTCAACGTACCACTTTGGTCTGCGTTTGTAGCCAGTTTGGTTGTTAAGGTAGAACCAACGAACGTCACCAGTTCGTCTTGCAGTTTACCGATTTTTGTAGTACCCGCCGCAAACTCAATGTCTGAATCTTGACGCAACTGATACTGAACCCAAGAATACAGTTCTGGATTGGTTAAGTTTGTACCAGTACCACCTGACGCATTGATTTTAATACCGAAGTCATAAGGTCCGTCCAACAAGTCTTCTGCATAACCGAATGTATTAGATGCTTCTGAAGTTGCAAGGTATTCGATGGTAGGACCATCACCTTGTAATGAGTATTTCTGACCAGCAGCAGCTGCTGCTTGAATTGTCGCATCACTTACCGAAAGGTTAAGATCCTGTTGTTCAACCAATGGGAATCGTTGAACATTGTATGGTAAAGTAGTACCAGCCGACAAACCGATGTCGGTAGTATCTGTTTGGTCAAATGTCCATGCCAATGTTGATTGAGGTGCTTGGAATGGAGTTGATCGAATAAACAAACGAAGAATATCACCACGACGATCAAATGAAGTCGAATCCAAGGTTTGTACCGCTTGGTTTGCCTCACCAGCATAGTCGTAGTCAAAAGGACCTGCTTTTGCAGTACCGTTTGCAGAATCAAAAAAAGCATAGTATACTGTATGCTGGTTAATTGTTGCAACGTTATCTTGGTTTGGTTCACCTTGAATGTTACCCAATGAAATCGTACCGATATATTCACGTTTCAATGTGGTGTTATCTACATCGAATTCTCTCCAACCACCAGTACGCAACAACGAACGAGACGAATCATCCGCAGGTGTCCAACCGAAACGGAATTCGAACTGTTCTGGTGTAATCGCAACCAATGGGAAAGGATATGCGATTAGATCTTTACTATTAGGATCGTCTTTCCATTCTTCTTTTAAGAACGAATATAATGCCTGAAGAGTAACACCATCATTCGACAAAACCGGAGTTTTAGGAGACGCACTATTGTTTCGTACTTTAATAGTTCGTAAGGATGTATCAATGTAGATACTTGCCCCAGCCGAGTCGACAGCGTTATCCTTAAGCAAATCGGGATCTGTTATTAATGCCATTTATTTTCTCCGAATTTGATTTGGATTGTTGTTACTACCATATTTATAATTAAGAATAACTAAATGTCGCACGATCATCCCAAATTTTATCAAAATTAGCAGATCCTTCTGCCCATAGTATATTGAAGTCGTCACCCACCTCTTCAATTCTTTTAATTCGCCATTTCGCTTCTGACACGTCAGTGCCAGGAAGTGCCTCTCCAATATAATAGAAAGACCCCTCTTGATCAATTAATTTGTTGTATTGAACTTCCAATTCTGTTTTCAACCTATCTAATATGTTTACGAAACTTTCTACAACAAACTTCTTTTTTGTTGGGTCGAATATTAATATACTGTCCCCAACAATACTTGACAACTTGGTTTTATCCACATCCGCATTGTCAAGTATCTTGTAAGAACCACCACCACCTAATGTACTCAATGATGTTTGGAGATTCTTCAGTTGTCTTTCAACATTAGTGTTTATTTGACTTTGTTGTTTAGAAACCTTTGAGTTAAAGTCTTTTAATAGTTCTTCGAATCTGGGTTCATAGTCAGGAGCGGGATCACCCTTATCACCTTTATCGCCTTTTGGACCAGTTGGCCCTTGCGGACCTATCTCACCTCTTTCGCCCCTTTCGCCCTGTGCCCCTTGTTCGCCACGTGGACCCGTCTCTCCGACATCTCCTTTCTTTCCTTCTGGACCTTGTGGGCCGATATCGCCTCGATCGCCTTTATCTCCCTTTGACCCAGTCTGTCCTGCATCACCTTTTTCGCCTTTATCACCTTTAGAACCTACTTCTCCTTTTTCTCCTCGTTCTCCACGAGGTCCTTGAATTCCTCGTTCCCCTTGTGGTCCTCTTTGTCCATCAGAACCACGATCGCCCTTTGGTCCAACAAGGCCCGCATCGCCTTTCTCACCCTGTTCGCCTTTTTCTCCAGTATCTCCTCGATCTCCCTTGTCCCCTTTGACACCTTTGTCTCCTTTGGGTCCCTGTAATCCGCGCTCACCTCGTGCACCTTGAGGTCCTCTTGGTCCAACCGGACCTTCACGCATGACAAGTTCATCGAGTCGTTGTTCGATTACTCGTTTCTGCTTCTCTAATTCTTCTCTTGCATATACAAGAGTAAAAGCAGTTGCAATCTTATCAATTTTGCTCATTTAGACGTGCCATATACCTAGTCAATTCTTCAGTCAATTCATCTTCATGTGTGGGTATATATCGTTCCTGTTTAGGTTTTTCCGCCTCTTTTTCTTTCTGTCTTTCTATTTCACTTTTTGGAGGAACCACTTCTACAGGGACGGGTTTTGCCTCCGCAGGTTGTTTTTCTGTTTCTCGTTCTTCTTGATCTGGTATCTCACCGGACTTTTCTTCTCCGTCTATTTCTTTCTTCATCTGTTTGATGTCTTCATCAGACAATCGTAAGACATTTTTTAATATCCATTCTTTAGACAGATAGTCACCCACGAACGGAGTCATCTCATTCAAGAGACTTGCACGTTCACGATAAATTTCCATCTCTTTGAGTTCTGTGAAGTGATTGTCTTTCACATAGTCAACGTAGATGTCGTCTTTCCACTCTTCCCAATCTTGTTCTGTGATGATCTGTTTGAGCATCAATTGTTTTTTGAGAATACCCAAGAACACCCACGAGAAACGACGACGAAGTCTATCAATAAACTTCTGGAATTTTACTTCATCCCGTGAGATTTCTGTAGAACGACCAAGAGAGAATTGTGCTTCCTGTTCTAAACGATTCACTGGGACGTTCAGAGAACGATACAATCGTTTCTGAAAATAGATGATGTCATCTATCTGTCCCAGATTATCGCCGCCTGGCAGTGTTGAGATTTCTGTACCACGACCGTTTTCTCTACGAGGCAACCAAAAGTCTTCCAACATAGACATGTGTTTACGATCGTCTTTTAATTGTCCTGTGTTTGCATCATAGACAAGTTTGTTACGATACTTTGCCATGATGTCTTTCATGTACTGATCTGCTTTACCACGTGGCAAGTTACCCACGTCAATATAAAATATTCGACGTTCGGGTGCACGTGCAAGACGATAGATGACCAGTGAGTCTTCCATCATACGCAATTGGTTGATGGGTTTTAATGCTTTGTGTAGGTGCGATAGAATTTTTTTCTTACTTTCATCCAGTACACCAGAAGTAACATACGAAATCGCATCTGTAGAAATACGAACCGCAGTACTAGACTGACCCGGCTTTTCTTCGAAGACATAGTATTCATCAATTCTGTCGACTATCTTGACTCCGGTTTTTTGATCTTTTTTGTATTTTACTTCTTTTATTTTACGAATACGTGCAGAATCTACATGACGTATTTCTTGAATACCTGCTTTGAGATTGGATTCGTTTGCCAATAAGTGGTGAACAATTCTTCCATCAACATACCAAGAACGGAACAACTCGTGTCCAATCTCATTGAACTTTAACATCTGAACGATGTTATTAAATTCTTCTGTAATCTGATCTTTTATTTTATCGGATGCTTCGATATCATCCAAAGATATTTCGACAGATGATTCTAATTCAGACGCTGTAATAGATTCGTTGACAATTTCATCAATTGCCATATCAACCTCGGGGTGCATCGAGACACCACGATATTGCATGATTAATTGATGATTGTCCTTTGCCTGATCACCTTCTAGGTTTACATATTGACCATAGTAACCTGCCGCAGTAGTTACATATCCTGCGCCATCGGGATCAGTGGGTGGAACCGGAGACGGCAGTTTCTCTCTATCCGAAGACGAAGAATTTTTCGATCTGCGAATCTCGAATCCAAATAATTTCAAAATGTTATTTTCTTCTGCCATTCTCTTTCCTAAACTAAAAAAATACTAGGGAACATGCGCTCCCTAGTATTTAGTACCATTTTAACTGGTTGTGTTACTCTCCCAGTATTGATATGTAAACGTTACGTCAAACACTTCCACTTCACCAACCGTATCGTAACTTAATTCGATAGGTCCACAAGTGGTAGGGAATGCACCACGGAAGTCATATCGTTTGATAATCGAACCATCACGGTCCAATTGTTCAACGATCAAGTCTGCCTGATAATCAATCGGATTAGTCAAACCCGTGTTTGCGGCATGACCATTGATTCCGTTCATCCAACGTTCAATTGCATCACGTACAGCAAAGTCAGTGTCATTAAGAACCTGAACTGTCCAGTCGTCAAAGGTTCTTTCACCCGCCAATTTAACTTCACGACCACGGAAGTTGATTGGAAGTGGCGTAACAGTAGACTGGGGTAACTGTGCCGTTTTGCAAAGGAATGAAGTAAGTTCCACATCACCACCCGCATAAATCGGGAAGTTCAGAGTAACTTTAAAGAGGTTGGGACGTGCGCCCCCACCTCTTAACTTCGACTTAAAGTCATCTACTCCTAAAACTGCCATGTCTTATCTCCTTAAACGATACCAACGACTTCTTCGAAGTCTACACCAGTTCTTACTGCTACGAAATTCAGAGTTACGTAGTTGATAGAACGTGCAGGTTTCACGAAGACTGACGCTACAAATGAATTGTTATCAATAACGTCCGATGTATTGTTTGTTTCATCACAAACTACACGGAAGTCAGTGATACCTCGTCGACCCTTGATTTCACGCAAGAACGGTTCGATAATGTTAACGAATTCCGCCCGAGTAAACTCATCGTTGAATTCGAACAGTACGTTCTGCGCAGCTGCTTTAATTGCTCTCTCCATGACAAGGAACAGTCTTCGAACGTTGATGCGATTAAACGCAGAAGGTTTGTTCAAGAATGTCTTGTCACCGTAAAGAAGAATACCCTGTCCTGGCAAGTTAACGATTGGGTTAACTCCCGCCTTGTACAAAGTGTCTCTCTGTGTCTTGGTTGCGTTATATGCAATCGAGGTAATACCGAAATATTGTCCACGACGACTACCCGCAGGTGAGAACCAAGGTGCAGCAACATCATCAGTCGTTGCCATCGTACCCGCAGTTGCAGGTGACGCAGGTATAAACACATATTTATCCGAGTACTTGTTGTACACTTTCAGATAGTTATTATCCAAAATCAGATAAGAAGATGCGTTGATACCAGATTGTGCAAATGATATAATGCTAGTATTAATAGTAGTTGGGTCATTAACTCCAACAATCGAAGCACGATTAGGCGAAGCAACAGCTACACAGTCTTTTCGTGCAGCTGCAATGGATACAAGATTGTTCACAACAGTTCGTTGATCTGTTTCTGAAACCATGCCGGGAGCTATTAGGAAATCGACCTGAATGGTATTTTCATCTTCGAATTGCGTAAACCCTGTCGCATAGCCACCCGCAGTTAACGCACCACTGTTAACACCACCAGCCAAACTTTTTTCTACTGCGGCGACTTGAGAGTTCGCCCCGTTCGCTGACGCAGTGAATGTTGCTGAAGTGGCAGGAACATAAGTTGGAACGTCCGCACCCCAGACAAAGGAAGAACGTGTGTTCAAAACCTCCAAGATGTTATTAGTCGAACCGTCTTCTGTTTTTGCGTCTGTTGCTAAAGAAACATTAGGGAACGTTTCCAGTACAGTTCCACGAGTTCCTGTTAAGAGACCATCTTCGTCGATGACCGCCACGTGAACTTCGTCAAACGCAACTGCACTATCAACAGAACGAGATGCAACGTAATCTGAAGTCGATGGTTTTGCATCAAATGAACTGGCATATGCCCAGTTATCCCACGCACTGTCTCTTGAACCACAAATAGAAACTTCTAATGAGTTGCCAACCGAACCAGCATACTTTGCAAAAAAGTTTCCTGTTAATCCTGTTTTCTTTGTCTCCCAGTCATCTAGGTTTTTAATCAATGCAGCGGTACCATCTGTTGCGTTTTTCGCTGCATCTGTTACTGAACGACAAACGTAAAGATTGTCACTGTAACGTAAATACGTAGTTGCTGAAAGAAAGTCGATAGCAGAGCTATCCTTTGAAAATACGGGAGAACCAAAGTTCGAAACAAGTTCTGCTTCGTTACCTACCAGAATAGGTTTTTCGACTGGTCCCCACGCAAAATCTCCCACATATGCACCAGTAGAAGAAGTGACACCCGGCACAACGCCCGAGACATCAATTTCTTTAATCTGTACATTTGGGGATTCTGACGTTATTATTGCCATAATCGTGTCCTTTCGTTGAGTTAATTATAAGAATTCATAATACGGACTATTCAATTCAGTTTTATTTATAACTTAACGATATTCTAGATCCCACGGTATATGCCAATCGTAGTTCTTCATAATTTCTCGTTCTTCGATCTCTTGAATTGCATCAGAACCGTCATCCACAAAACCAAACGGAACTAGGTCATCTTCGATCTGACGCATTTTATCGTCGAACATCATTTTCTTCAGGTCTATGTCTGTCATGTCTGCAAACATTTGAGTTGTGACGAAGTAACCCAACATTACCAGATTCATCATTAAATCGTCATGGTTACCGTCACTTGCCTCGTATGACACACCCTTTGCAACGAAGGTCGATATTTCCATAATCGTTTCTTCATCACATACGTCCAGTTTTCTTTCTTCAAGTAAATCTTTAATACCCGAACAACCCAGACGTTTGACCTTTCGGTTCATTTCGATACCGACCGAGTTTGCCTTGATTGCGGACTGTACGTGCACGTTCTCATATTCTAAATCATAATATAATCCATTACAAGTAACCGCCCCCTGATCATTTGATTCAATTACGACATATGCTTCATTGTAGACTTTCGCATACTTATAGATAATATCAGGGAAGAGTATTGGAGAGATAGTATTGTTCCGATACACGGCGACTTGTTTAAATGGTCGCACCGTAATATCGACTAAAGTAAAGGTCGAATAGTCCTGTCCTCTTCCTTTCGCTACATCGACTGTCATGATATAACTGTGATTTTGAATAGGTTCTTCGTATATTTTTACATCACCACCTTCAAGATATCGAATGGGTGGTTTTGCACGAAAACCCATTAAAGTCTCTGCATTGATAAGGGTATCACCTGTACCAAAAAAGGTGTTGCCAAATTCTTGGTCAAATTGTAATTGTGATGTGTTCGCAACGGTTTGTTTTTTCCATGCTTCATCACGTCCTGGCACGTCCCACCAGTTTACCGTAAACGGTTTATATTCGTTCGTTCCTTGTACCGCACCTTCCCATATCTTATGGTAGGTATTACCTATTCCGTTTGCTGTAGATGTGATAATAACCTTTGTGTCTTTTCCCGCAGAAATAACCGGATATGTTGAAGTGTAGAATTCGCTTGCTCGTTCAACAAAAGCGAACTCATCAAGAAACAGTAGGTTAACAGACATACCCCGAATACTACTCCCAGAAGTAGCAGCAGCAATGATACGACTGTTGTTGCTAAATTCGATAGAACCTTTGTTAAGTGCCCGACAGCCGGGTTGTAAGAAGAACGGTAGGTTTTCGAGTGCGAGTGTGACACGTTGTAACATCTCCCTTGCAGTTGCGCCTTTGTTTGCTAGAACAGCAATGGTTTTTTCAGGATGGAATATTGCATACCATAACAAGTATACCACAGAAGAGATTGATTTACCAGACTGTCGACACGCAAGAACAACACTAAAACGATTGTCGTTAAAGTGTTTGAACATTTTTTCCTGATATGCATACAAATTAAAGTTGACAAGACCCTTGTCGAGTGATATAATCTTAACGTAGGTTTTTGCAAAGTATGCCGGATCATTCATGCACTTTGCATATTCTTTAACGTCATGTTCAGTCCACTGTTGTTGGACTCCATCACGTTTTACATTAGGATTACCGAGATAATGATTGTGATCAGTCATCCGATACGCTAGTTGCATCAATCACCTTTTCTTCTTCTTCACTTTTTATCAGTAACCTTTGCAGGTCAGTTGTACTGCCTATAAAAACATTATTATTGGTGATCGTTTTTTGTTCTTCTTTGGTTTGAGATATTTCTTTATTCTTCTTATTCAAATCCATTAATTTATCATTAACATCACTAATGTTTTTAATCATATTAGAAAGTACTTCGAATGCACGAGGATGTTCAGACTCTCTCGCAACCTCAATCATCAAGTCGAGTGACTCCCTTCCCTTCTCTATTAAATCATAATAGGTTTCACGGGAATAATGGTAATCACTCCTGATGTTTGGATTACTGTCATCACTCATATATTATCCACCTGGCTCAAGGATGTCTTCAGGTAATCTAGTTGCGGTGCCATCACTATAAATCTCTTCTGCTCGGATTGTTACAGTCCAGCTGTCACTGTTAGATGGAACTACAGGAACGCCAGGGGCTGAAACTTCTCTAATACTTATAGTTACGTTAAATTGATACTGTGCTTGTGGGTCTTCTACTTGAGCAGTCCAACCGTTTTCGGTATTCATTGACAACCACGTACCAAAACTACCAATCGCAGTACCCGTACCCAAAGTGAAATTTGATACTGCTCTTACTTCATAGTTCGCACGATTTGCAGGAAGACCACTCACGTCAGATAACCATGTTCCAACAATATTATCGTATGTCTGTGTAGTTGCAGCAGTTGCAACTATTTGTCCATCAGTTTTAAATATAACCCCTGCCTGTACAATTGGGAATGCGGCACGGGTTCTTATAAGGGATGGTTTGTCAGATATGACAACAGGTACTGTTGGAGTTGTATCATTAATAGTGATTGTTCTAGATTTTAACAGAGTTCCAGTTGGCGTGTCATAAACACCAAACGTGTATGTGTCATTTTCAAAATCATCGTCAGTGTTGGTTGTTACACTGAATGTACCCTGTTCAGGAGAACCTGTCGACAAAGTAAATACTTTATAAGGTGAACCAGTAAAGTCACTCCACACCTCGGGTTGCGCAAAACTGATTATCTCACCAGCAGAAACCCCAGAAGATAATGCTTCACTCATATCAACACCCACACCACTTGATATGAAAGTAATACTACCCCCAACAGAAAGTGATTGTGCGGCTGTCATACCAACTTCCAAATTGGTGGTGTCGCAATATATGAAAAACGATCCGATCGGTGATGAAGAAGTTGTTTGTTTAGGATAAACAACATCGGGCCACGCATAGTAAGTTTTAGGTGGCAAGTTATTACCATCAAAAGTAAAGTTAATAACGTCACCTTCGTCTGCGGTGTCGCTAACGAGATCTGTCACCAATGTCAGACCAGAAGGTGGTCGGTCAGTCATCTGGAAGGTATCAGAACCAACAATAGTACCACCATTCGATGCGTAATCGTCAATACTTACCGTTACAGTTCCAGTCTGGGGACCTTCATAATCATCACTTATAGAAGTGAAGAAACCCTGTGAATAACTAGAATACAGAGACGTAAAACCCTTTGATATCTGGGTCTCATTGAATCTACCAACAACACCAGATCCAGTAATCTCGAAATATAAATCTTCGACTTCCCTTATGTTGGGAGTTACAGTCACAGACAATAGAGAACCTTCCACAACGTCACTTGCAGATATAGTGTAAGTTTGTACACTACTGTCAGTTATAGTAATCGTACCGGAGTTAGAAATTGCCCCGCCAGTATTCGTCTTTGCAATTTTTACGACGAATGTCTCGGTACCTTCACGAATTTTATCTGCCTTCAGATTTAAAATAATATTCGCTTCTGCTTCCGTAGGAGAGTTAGCTTCAACTAAAATCTGTTGTCGTGAAGAGTTGGTAGCGTACCCACTGGTGAAATCGTCCGAAGTAATATTTGTACCTTCAACCCAATAATAATAATAACCAGCGGTATCATTGGTGAGGAAGTTAACTGTTAGAACAGAAGATTCGGTAACCGTTGTAAGATCCGGTGTCAATGTATATGTGACAGTAGCACCAGCTGGTAATATTGATACTCTTTCTGTTGCAACGATATTACCACCCGTCGAAGCATCTGTCAAAACAAAATCAAACTCTTCGGTTGTGACGTCAGTATTGGTCGCAATAGTAAGTGTCGGATTTGGAGAACTTGCATTGTTCGTTATAGAAACAGCTGTCCGTGAACCAGAACTCGGTGGCGTTGTAGAGAAATCCGCATCATCTGTAGTTACATGACTCACATAAAAATGGTGGTCAATTGCATTGTCGATATTCGTACCTGTTATAGAAAAGGTAATCGTGTCACCTTCAGTCGCAGGTTCTGGGGAACTGGATATCAGATAAGTTACCGCTTTGTCAACCAGATTGAAAGTGTCACTTGTTGTGAAACCAGCCGCAGTTTCGGTCATTGAAATAGTTCCGGACACATTCCCTTGATACAAAGAACTGGAACTTGTTCCGGTAAGTATATATGAACCAGATGTACCTGTTATCACAAACGATCCAGAAGTTACCGCAACCCTTGAGTCAGCTGCCGCAGAACCCGTCATCGTCCAGTTTACAGTCTCACCCACGCTTGATAAATCTGCCGTAAGATTCGCAACTAAAGAATTGCCTTCGGTCACGTTGGAGACCGACACACTAAATGCAGGTACAACATCATTAAGTGTGACCACAAAATTGTCCTTTACCACACCAGTTGAAGTTGCCAATACGACCGTAAACGTTTCTCCGTCATCTACAACGGTATCGACCTTTGTCTGTATGCTGAATGATCCAACCCCATCTATGATCGACACTGGAGCTTGACTTAATATAGTCGGTGGATTAACCACATAGTCAGATAAACTGGTTGTTCCGGTGTTTATATAATAAAATAACGTGCTGTCCGGTATTGTCAAATCACCAGCAGTCACTGTGAAATTTATTGTCTCACCTTCATCTACTGTGATACTGTTTTCTTGGCCGTTAACAGTGAGTGTGTATCCGATTATCTTATCGTTAATCGTTAGTACAACATTCCCTACCGATTGATTTTCATCATCCAACACAACCACTCGAAACGATTCGTTAGATTCTGTTTCGTCAGTATCGGATGCAATCGGAATGTAAAACGTTGCTCTCGCAGTGTTTGATGTCAACGGATTGAAATAAATCAATTCTGGTTCTGATGAATCTACAAAAGAGACAAAATCATTATTCGAACTTGTTATGTTTTCAAGATAAAAACTACCCTGACCAACGTTGTTACTCAAATTTGTTGCGTCTACGTTTATTTCGAAGGATGTCCCTTCTGTTCTACTGGACTGAAAAGGTGTGATGGTGTAAGAAGTAGTATTTCGTGGAGTTACTACTTCGTCTTCATCCATCAGTCGTATTGCTTCTTGTATCGCACTTGTGACGAAAACTTCCCCACCCAAGTACATGCCCGCAGGATGAACGAAAAGTTTAAATATGTCATTCCACTTGGATATTGCAACACCAGACTTGACTAACAAAGCCCATGTCTGATATAATTTATCGTCGGTAAGATATTTTAATGATTCATATCCTACCGTAGATGATGGTTCACCTATTTTGAAAATGTTTTCTTTGGTGTAGATTACCTCTACATCTAATCCATAAAACGATCGGAAAAACCATTCTATTGCGAATTTGGTCCCCTTGGATCGAAACAGTGTGTTTGAGAAGTTTGCAGCTGCTCTTAATTCCGCATCGGTATCACCAAACCCTTTGAAATACGCATCACCTAAAAGAAGTTCATCTTCAATGTAGGTCAATAAGGTGATGTCCGTTTCGTTGATATCACGATTAGCGAAAAGATGATTTAATAATTCAGTGGCATTATTTTCGTCCTGCCACTCATAATACTTTTCTAGGAGCGTGATGAATTTCGGATACGCTTCCGCAAAATATTCTGGAAGGACATTTTTAACCTGTGAATGGTGTAGGTTTAAATGTCTTCTCTTTTTGTCTGCAAACCTTCTATGCATTTATTATGCTGTTGGCTCTGTAGGCCAAACGACCTCTTCTAGTGACTGTGCTGTAGTGTTATTTATTGGTACGTCTCGCAACTCTTGACGATATGTTGTCCACTCAACCTTTTGTGCATCAGTTAAGGGTGCATCAGGTAACTGTGTCCAGTCACTTTGATATAGTTTGATTGCACGTAATCGTCTCACTTCCTTCCAGAAACGATCCGAATCAAAAACCCAACCATCAAACGTCCAATTATAAAACTGATTAGGTTTTGATGGTTTTTCTTTCCACCCATCCTGATAATATTTCGTACCAACAAATGAGTCGGTGTTTTCCATAGAAGTTATGTCATGTAAAGTCAAACCGTGTATGACAGCACCGTCATAATAATTCGGTGACTTACTGATTGACATAGTTCGGACGACTTCGCCATTGTCTGGATTAACAAATGCGTATGTTTTACTCATGCTATGTATTTCCCTATAATGTATGTTGCGTTTCCTTCGTACTGAATATAAATTGTTTTCCCACTCCAATCGTAAGCAAACGAGTTAAAAGCATAAACGTCTGTTGGTTCACCACCCACAGGACCTATATTAATATAATAATTTGTTATCAAACCAACATAATAATTATTCATGTCTTCTCCTGCCGGTATATTATAAGCGACTGATCCAGTTACACCATTATATCCACCCGCAACTCCTGCCGCGACGATTTCCATATTAGAACTAATATTGGAACTGAAAGTTAATGTGACTCCGTCTTCTTTAAATATTTCTAAACCAAATCCACTACTGGCCGCACCTACAGCGGATGGAGACATTACATAATATTTATAACCGTTGTCCGGATTAGATAAGTTACCTTGAGTTCCCCAAAAAGGAAAAACTTGATACCCAGAATAATCGGAATATGTTATAGTTACTCTGGCTTGACCGGATTCACTCGAACTGAATATTGGTCTGGCAAAAACAATATCACCAGCATTTTCATTAGTTCCAGCTGGTGGAAATGAATCCAAAAGAGAAGCAGTACCACCACTTTTTTCTAACAACGTAGAAAACGTGTCATCAATAATGATATTCTGATCTTCGTTTATTATTTGTATTCCGTAACTCATCCTTTTCTAACCACCCAATATCTAAAATCAAGGTCGGCCGTTGGAATTGCAGATTCATCCCACGCCAAAGTAAATTCGTCCGTACCCTTTGTTAAGTTGAGCAACACTGCTGCAAAAACTAAAACACTATAAGAACCTGTCGCTCTGTATAATACGTGCCATTGATCGGTGTTCCTCATTCCTGGCGCTGCAACGGTAACAGAGCCTGGGTCTTGAGGAACAGTGAGCACATCTGTATATGCGATTGACATCACATCACTGGTAGTATCGAGTAATTTAGATGTACCGTCCGGTGCATATATTTCTAAACCATATACGGCGTTTCCAGAAGGGGTTCCACCTCCACCAGCATTAGGATCATCTCCAGTCGAAAGAGAATAACTTGCGGTGCCTGAACCAACATTTAGGTTCATTATAGTTGTAGTATTATAAGAACCTGATGAGGTTGCCCTTACACTGACCACATCATTAGCACTTACTGTACCAGCTTGATTAGTCCAACTACCATCGTTAATTTTATATTGTGGACTTGATGCAGTACCAGTTGCAATAGAAATTGCGACTGGTTCGTCAATACCTGTTATTGTCCACGTACTAGGAGAAGGAGCAACAGCAGTGATACCTAAATTATTACTTGGATCAAATGTAAACGGTGTACCGTCCGGAGTCGTGTCCGCAGCAGTTGACGTTATTGTGTATGTGTTTAACTCTACACGTCCACCCGTGCCCTGTCCATCATTTGCAGTCGGGACATATGCAGTGACATAATATGTCCCAACACCACCTGCAACACCCGTAACGAGTCCATTTCCAGTTATTGTTGCAAGTGCTGATCCATTTTCATAACCACCTGCCCACACTTCATATACTGTTATACCATCCGCATTATCTGATATTGCAACGTTGTGTGTCGTGGTACCAAACGGAATTGGACTGTTAGTACTAATAGTAACATCCGTTTCGGCCGGTACATAACTTGTTCTTGTGACATCGAAATCATAAGAGTTAGCTACAGTGTAGATACTCTGACCACCCGCAGTTGGGTAACGATAAGCCCAGAGTCTAAATCCAGTTGTACCACCAACCGCAGGTAGTTCGGCATTGGTAAGTGATCTGGCTTGTCCGACCGTATTCTGTGACCAAGATTCTAATGTACCAGTGTCTATCAGTTCTGCTTGAGTATCAACCGTGTCGTATGATAAACGATACGCATGGTTTGCCAAATGATCTTTGATCGTTATACTTAAAGAAGTATCATTCGGTCCAACCAACAACGCATTATCTACATTCAATCCGTTGGGTTCAGCGACAGTCGGTGGAATATATGAAACTGTTACAGTATCAGTCGCAACAGAAGAAATCTGATCACCGTTGACTGCACGTGCATAAAATGTATAGGATTGTCCACGTTCATATACACCCGTATTGGTGTCACGAGCAAACGTGCTTCCATTTGCCACCCATGTGGAATTATCGTCACTTACTTGAACAACACCAACATCAACATCGTCGACGGTTACCGTAACGGATGTGAGTTCGTCAGCATCCGCACCGAATGTATAGTTGAAAGTTGTGGGTGTAGTTGCGTCCTGATAATCTCTCGTGATTAATACTTCGGCGTTGTCACCATCAAGCAAAACCTGATTTTCATTACCACCGTTTTCTTCAGGTTGGAAAGCGGCTAATGCGATGGCAACCGTTTGTCCTTCACTCGGTAAAAACGCAGAAGGAATCGTTAAAGTGATATTATTGCCAGTATTACCACTCGCTTGTGTGATATAAGTTCCAGAACTCGACCTTGCAACATAAACAGAACTAGACGTTGTTCCACTAATGGTAATCGTAGCTGTGGTAGACGAAAATGCAATCTGGATATCCGAAATTGGATCAACGAATCTGTCGGGTGGTACGAACCCAACTGTTTCCGCTACACTTGTGGTGGCGTATGCGTTTGCAGGGTATACTTCTTCTATCAACCCAGGCAACTGTGCTCTTCGAGCCCAATAATATTTGGTCGTACCCCTTGCTTGAGTGAAACCCTCATATGGTGAAGTTTCTGATACTGTGGTCCAACCCGTGGTCGGTACTTCATCGGCGTCTGTTTGTGCTACCTGAAAATCACCACCCGAACCGAAACTACTGAACGCCATGTTGATTCCGACAGAAGCGGCAATGTCATTGTCGTTCGTAACATCGGAAATTACTGGTGCGGTAGAAAGACTGGTATCACTAATTGTAATCGTAGTCGACGCTGCTTCTGGACCAGCCAAAGTACCAATGTAAATCGCCAACGGATATGATTCAGGACCCTCGGTTGTGTTGTCTTCACGTATATTGAGACTGAATGTGGCTGTACCGGAAGTTATTTCTATTTCTTCAGCAACATTGACTACATCACCAGAAGCGGTTGTTGTTCCATCTAGTTGAATGTCTTCTCCGACTAAAAAGACGAACTTTGAACCGTCTGGCGTATTAGTCGCTTCGAAAGTAAATTCGTATGTAGTAGTTGCACCCGTCTCTTCGATCGTTGATGGAGTTGGACCAGATAGAGTGTAGACTGGTTCCGCTACGGTATCTTCGATCGTGAGTAATACATTAGCACCTACTGTTGTGCCTATTGGGTCCGCTACCGAATACCATTGCCATGTACCGTTTTGCGGATAAAATGCGGTCGAACTTGAAAATGTAACACCACCTACGGTTATACCGCCGATTTGATTGACACCACCACCAAGATCACCAGTGGTTAAAGTAAATGTTAAGGTTCCTATACTTGGATCAAAAAGATTTGACGCCCAACTGATTTGAAAGACATCAGTATTACCAAGAATAGAAAGTTCGCGATTTGCTGGACCATCTGGTGTATCCGATATTTCACCTTGGGATATACTCGCCAAAAAACCGTAAGATGGGGTCAACTCAAATTGTTGTTGCCACGTACCAACGTCAATATATTTCGAATCAAGAGTCGCCATCAGTCAATTACCATATAAACTTTAATAGATACAGGGGTGTCATTTTCAAATATTATTCCTAAACCATAAACATATTTCTCGTTCCTTTTAGAAAGAGGATACGTTATATTGTTTGACTCGCAAAAAGATTCGATTTTTTCGATATCACCAGTAAAATATTCAATACTGTTATTATGGTCTTCAAAATAATTAACAACAATACCATCTAATTCTTGAGGAACAACTTCACATTTCTGGATGTTTCGAGTCAACGCAAACTGTTCGCTCATTGATATTTTTTTATAATCTAGTTTCACTTGATTCAACAATGCTTCGGACGCAAAAATATCAACTTCTCCGTCCTCCTGAAATACTGCGGGAACAGAGGAGTTGTCCGCATCATCTATTGCTCTGTTATTTTCTATACGAATCATCGTTAACTCAAATCACCTAATTTAACTCGGGTTCTAAACTGACTTCCATCCCAACTTTGAATAGTAATTGTGGTTCCAGTCATTAGAGTTCTACCCTGCGATGCAACCTGTTGATCAACGTTCAAATCTGTTGCGGCAGGTATGTTACCTGTTGTTATAATATTGTTAGTTGATATTAAAGTGGCGGCATCTATTCTAGCAGCAGAAATTGTACCTGTCGTAATAGCATTACCACTGATCGCAGTCACGTTATCATTTACGGAATCAGCTGTGATGAAAGTTATCAGATCATCAGAGATGGCAATATTACCCGTTGTTATGATATCGCTTACGTTCAATCGAGCGGTATTAATCGTACCTGTCGTAATAGCATTACCACTGATCGAAGTCACGTTATCATTTACAGAATCGGCGGTGATGAAAGTTATCAAATCATCACTGATCGCAATGTTACCCACTGATATGATATCGCTTACGTTTAATCGAGCGGTATTAATTGTTCCGGTTGTGATTAACCCACCATCAATTGTGGTTATGTTTCCGTTGCCTGGGTCTCCAAGAGCATCATTGAGGTTTTTAAATGTAACAAGACCATCAAATATTATTGACTGGAATGGTGCACTAAACGTGACATTGACTGTTCCACCCGCAGTTACTTCAGACGCAGAAAAATAACTTGCCCATTGATTCGTATTAGCGGAATCAATCTGAATAGGAATGGTTCCCCAATTAGCAGTCAACGTATTATTAAAATCACCATTCACAAAATCGTAATCGGTAGCGGATGGTGTGTCTGGTTGAGTAGCTGATGTTAATAGATAATAGACGTAACCAGTCGCACTCTTTAATGCAGATGCTGCGCCGGCCGCACCACCACCAATACCATCATTGATTTTGGTAAAGGTTTGTTCTTTGTCTAATGTGAGACTGGTTCCTTCGAGTTGAACTTCATAGAGAACACTAGCAGTAGCCGCAGTTATTGAACTTGCATCTCCAATTGTGGCATCAAAACCACTGATACCCAATGTACCCGCAGTAATGTTTGTTGCGGTTGGAGGATCAACTACTCGGAATTCTCCCGTACTTGGTACACCAGAAACCGCTTGAAGTCTTGTTCCGCCCTTGAATGCAGTGATCTTCGCATCGGTGATACCATAAGCACCCGCCTTGGGAGTGCCGGCACTATCACAAACAATCGAAACGTTTTCGTTACTTAAGAATACACTGTATGCGTCAGCACCGATAACACCATCTTTTGATTTGGTAATACTGTATACACGGTCAAATAAAAGATTGCCTGTGTCTCCAAACAAAGAGCCGGGGACCGAAGCTTGGAATCGAACAGACCCTTTGTTGACATTGGACGCAAAACTGGTAATCGCATATGAACCAGTCGCAGCGTCAATGGTACTATTAATACCAGTGGACTCACTGTCGACAGAATAAACGATACTGTTTCCAGTACTGATATCTGTAGTTCCTAGGAATACTTTAAACAAACCACCCGCATCGTCTAATGACCCTAGTAAGTTTCCGCTTTGGTCTGCTGGTTCTGTATGCGATTCGTTTGTCAAGAAACCTTGAATCGTTGTACCATTTTTCAAACCATAAACGGTAACATAATCTGTTGCTTTTTCAACCGCATCTTCATATGCGGTGACACGAACAACACGAACTTCTTCTGCCGCAGGTTCGTCAGCATCATCTAGGGTAAATGTATCAAGAACACCTCGTGCTTGTTTTTCTACATAAGAACCGCCGGGGGTTTTGACATCAAATTTATATGTGACTGCACCAACAAAACCTTCGATTGCAGTACTGAAAGTCAAACTGTCTGTTTCGTTTCCACTCTTGTCATATCGAATGACCTGACCTGCGTCTGGTATTAATTTGACAAATCTTGCATCGTCACCACCCAACAAACCAGCCGCACCGGTACCCTGTCGAGATTTGGATATCGAATAAACCTGATCTATGATTTGAGGTGAATTG